CAGGTTTCATAGTTTCCCTTTGTTTATACTACAGTTATAGTATAGCATGTTTTTAGTTAAAAGTCAAGTATTATTTAGTAGCCTTTTTTCATAGGCTTCTTCTTCTTTTTAGCTGCTTTCTTAGCTGCTGCTTTCCCTTCTTTTGTGTAAGGGTACTTCACTCCTCCGACTTTAGGCATCACTTCTTCCTCTTTTTGGCTGTTTTGGCTGCTTGTTTGAAAGCTTTTGCGGTGGGCGCACCTTTGGAACCCGGTTTACGCATCTTCTCCTTGCTACCTGCAGCGATTCGCTTGCGTTTAGCGTGTATATTCTCATATAGACCTGCCACTACCACTTCTCCTTGTTTGCCCAGTACGCTGCTGACATTTTACCTTTTGCAATATTCTTTGCATGACGAGCTTTAAATGACTTGCGTCTGGCTTTATCTTTCTCAGACTTAGGGGCTTTACCCGCACCGCTGACTCCCTGTTGTCCAAACCTAATAGTTTTAACCTTGTCACCTTCTTTGGCAACTACTACGTGCGACTTAGTGGGATGATTAGGAGTCCTCTTCGGCTTGTTGTAGCCGCTTACTCCTGCTCTTTCCAGTCTTGGGTCCTTCTCCCTTGGCATTATTGATTTCCTCTAGTTGGCGTGTCAAGTCCTCTAACTGCGCCCAACGGGGTTGGAGAAACTTGTCTACTTGGTTCAGGAGAACTTGGAGTTCTTTGTCTGTCAACATTTTCTTTACCTTTAATTTGTCGTTCTTTTAGAAGAGTGTCTGCAACACGCATACGGCGTTCAAACTCTTTGTCTTCTGCGTCTCCTTCACGGAGGTTCCTAGTGACTGCGTTAATACGATCAATCTCTAGCTCCATAGGTACAGCCTGTGCCTCAGCAGCCAGCTTAGAAGCCCTAGCAGCAGACTCTTGAGCCTGTGCGCCTAGTGCTGCTGTCTGTGACTGCTGGAACTCAAGCTGCGCCTGTTGTGCTGCCTGTGCCATCTGCTGTGCTTCTGGGTTAGGCTGCATCGCTTGTTGCATTGCTGCAATAAGTTCTTCACGGTTAGACAAGTTCATGTTGTCTATGATGGACTGGATCAGCGTGTTGTACAACGGTGAGTCTTTTTGCATAGTCTGTAGTAGTTGTACAAGCTGTGTGACTTCGTATTCCCTTGCGATGATACCTAGGCTGCTAGTAGCGTTGAACTTGTAGTCAGCAACAGGGTAGTTCTCAGGGTCAAACTGCATGTAACGGTAGGCTGCCTTCTTGACAAAAGGTATCAGGAAGGACTGCTGGAAGTTAATCAGTGTACGCTTATGGCGCTTAATGATAGCACCAAGAGACATACTAATGCCAGCAGCCGTTGCTTCTCCATTGACTGAACCCGCAATGCCAGCAGAGTCCACGGCACCAGTAGCTTGTTGTACCATCTGCTGCAAAGCACTTGCCTGTGCAAAAGTGATCTGACTGACCTGACCAAAGTTAAACGGTTGTAGAACTTCACGAGGATCTCCACTGGTTAGAATCATTTTACCCGGACGTACTTCAGGTTTAGCACCTCGTGGTAACCTAGTGGCGTCCACAGCCAACATGGGATGAATCGTGAGGCTCAGGGCGTCAATCCTAGCTCGTAACTCAGTGTCAAGAGCTTTCTGTGAGTTGTAACCTTTTTCACACACGCCACGACCCCAGAACCTTCCGGGTACTACGTCCCATGGGAAAGCAACTACAGGTCTGTCCTGCATCATGTAAGGGTTAGCCTCTGCTTTCAACAGGACTCCACCATTGGCAATCACAACTACTGCTTCTACGTACTTAGACTTAGATTCAGAACCCGTGAGTTCTACTACTTCTTCGTCATCGTCTTCTTTTGTAGCGTTATCTAGCAGTTCTCGTGGCACTAAGCCGTAGTACTTCGTAAGACGCACTTTGTCGTCACTGTAGATCGTGATGTCTTGGTCAGGCTCTAAGTCAGAGTCAGGAGCAGCAGTACCGACGTAAACGTCCTTGTACACACCTTGTTCCTGCAGCAGTTCCACCTGATGTAAGCTCACGAACTCGTCAATGGCTACACCCATGGCTTCCTCAACACTGGTAGCCACTGGGTCAATCAGGAAGTTCTGAGGCATCACGGGCTTGAGTTTAACCTTGACTCGCTCCATGATGTTGACACCGACTGCCTGTAAGTCACCACCCATGATGGGCTGTGTGGCCGGTGCCATCTCTTTCATTTCCTCAATAACAACCTCACCAATACCTACGCCAAACACGGCTGCATTGATGAGACACTCTGCTACTGCTTTACGAACCTTGCAGTCCTCAAAGTCTTCCGTAAGTTTATTACGCAGGAACAACACGTCCTGCTTCTGGGTATCACCCATATTGTCACTTACGTCAAACCACTTGCCACGTCCAAAGGTGGCTTCTTCCATCTCAGCTACATTGGACTCTACTGCTTGCTGCAACGCAGGTGAGATGATTCTGGATCTTTCTGAAGCTCTGTCGGAGTCAGCAGGGTCCCAGATGCCCCGCCAAAGTCTGTAGTACTCGTCAAAACGTGCCTCATAGTTTGACTCGTAGTGGTCACGCCAGTCTTCACACTTAGTAATTACCCAGTCTTCAATAGATTCTTCTATCAACAAAGGGTCCTGCTCAAATATTTCACTCATGTTAGTATCCTGCTACTACGTCTAAAATTTCATGGTTGTCTATTTCGTAGTCATAGTCGTACGCTACGTTTGCCAGTTGATCTATGTAAGCTAAAGCGTCAACCAAGTCGTCGTGAGTTAGTGGGTCCGGGAACTGAAATAGCTGGTCCAAGAACCTAGAGTTCCACTCGCCTCTGTTGAGTGTCACAAAGCCATTCTCAAACCTGCCCTGTAACGCCCACATCACCCTGTCAGTCTTCTTCTTGTTACCGTGGGTCAACTCTTCAACCCTGAAGAACGTCCCGTAGCGCCTCTGTAAGTCCGTTAGAGGAGACATTACTGCTTGCTTTGCTATTCCTCTTTCGATACCAACACTAACGGGCCTGTAGTCTCTAACAGCCTGAAATATTTTGGCTGCTGTCTCGTCAAGGCTCCATCTCCCGTAAATAATATTGTCAACGTACCAACCATTAGGATTAACCTTGACCACGGCAATTGCTGTTTCGTCCAGTTTAGCATTTTTAGTACGCTTCTTGTTGACTTCTTCAAAACCCGCTAAGTCAACAGCTATGTAGTAGTCTCCTTCGTCAATACCTTCGTCGTCAAACTTTACCCAGTCCTCTTTAAACATTTCTGACCCACGAGCTTCAAATGACGCCATAAACTCCTGACGAAACGCATAGCTTGACATAGACTTCTTAGCAATGTCGATTTCTTCCGGGTCAAGCAACGGGTTGTCATAAGAAGTAAAGTGCCATGCTTTGTAAGTCTCGTCGTCACCTAAGTCTGCGTACTTGTACAACTCGTAGAAATGGTTGCGACCCATAGGCGTACCTATGAACATAGCGCAGCCCTTTTGGTCAGCCAGTGCAGGTCTAAGGATCTGCTCAAATACGTCAGGCTTCATGTCTGCGTACTCGTCCAACACTAGGAACTTCAGTGACACACCACGCATAGTCTCTGGTCTGTCGGCACCTTTGAGGCTGATGGTGGCACCGTTGACCAGCTTGATCTGCAGGTTGTTAATGTGGCTGCCTGAGATTACAGGGTGACCCAGTTCCAACAGAGTCTGCCACATAATGTCTCTGGCTTGACCCTGTGTTGGAGCTACGTAGAACACCTGTCCACGTTCAGTCTGCAAAGCATTAACAATTAGCAGCCAAGCAGCAAGCCTTGACTTACCCGTACGTCTACCTGCTGCTACTATCTTAAATCTAGCATCGTCAGCCCACACTTCCTGCTGCCAAGGCAGTAACTGGATGTCAAGATCCATTAAAGTTGTTAAACACTGTTGGTGCTGGGAGTAGATCAAAAGTCACTACTACTTCGACATTACCTGAGCCACTTGTGGACGCTTTGATGATGTCACCGGGCTGTAGTACAAACACTGCTTGACCGTCAATAATTAAGTTTTCTTTGGAACTTATGTTAGTACCATTGTAGATATAGATATCAGGAGTTGGACTAGGTTTGTCCACGAATAAAGTAATGGAGTTAGTAGAGTTGTGCAAGTTAGCAACAAAGACTAAGTTCCAGTGAGCTACATGACCATCAGGGACAGTAACAATGGTTTGTGTACTGGTGTCAGTCAGATTTTTATTCTTGGTGTAAAGCATTAGTAGAGCCACATAACTGGAGTTGTGCCTCGTGTGTCCACATGGACAAAGGTCTTAGCAATGCCTATGCCCGTGAAGCCAAGAGCAAGTGCCTTCTGTACAATGATGAAGCGATGACCGCCGAAGCTGACTTGGATGTCTGCAGCAATGCCCTGAGCATGGGTCCCCGGAACTTCCTTGTTAGCCTCTATAGGATGTTCAATGGGGTGTCTATAACCGCTTGTTATGACAAACGGGAACCCACACTCACCACGTAAACGATCAAGCTTCTGTAGGAACTCTGGTTCCATCTTGTTGTCACCAGTGACTCTGCAGTTGAACTCTTCCAGTGTAAAAAACTCAAGACTCATCAACTACTTCTCCTTCGATTACGTCACTGTTGTCACTGTCGTTTACGTCTACAGTACCAACACCTGTTATGTTGATCTGTATGGCGTTTCTACCACCGTCCTTCACTACTTCCTTCTCAAATGCACCAACTGGTAACATACGGTCCATAATTAGCTTCCAAGCAGAAGCCTGATTCTTATGGTCGTTGTCAAGTGCAGCATCAAAAATAGTCTCAAGGACTTTCTTTGACTTCGGTGAAGCCAACATACGAGCTTTGTACTCGTTGATTATAGCAGCGTCACCCTTTGGTCTGCCTACTTTACCCTTGTTACCGGGTTTTACAGCAGCTACTTCTGACTTCCGGGGTCTGCCACGACCTCTTTTTTTAATTTCAGTGGTCATAACACAAATTGTCCCTAATTACAACTATAGTATAACATAAGTATTCACATAAGTCAAGCTATTTTTACCTTTGGGCGGCACGAGTAACAACTACGTGTTGAATCAAGTAGTTACAGTCGTTAAAACACGGTGTAATATTCCTAATTTTCACCTATTTTGTGCTTGAGTGGCAACTACAATTATTAACACAAGACAAACCCGGCCCCCGGTCCAACATTGGCATGACTTTTGCATAACCTAAAGCTGGCATGAGTCTTGCATGGGCGCAGAGTTGGCACGAGTCTTGCTTGTGTTGCAACATCTGTGCCAGGTCCAGAGTTGGCATGAGTCTTGCATGGGTAGCAACTTCTGTGCCATGTCCAGAGTTGGCACGAGTTTTGCATGGGTAGCAACTTCTGTGCCACTTTAGTTGTTGGCATGGTTGTTGCATGTTGAAAACTGGGGTTGACAAGTGTGTGGGCTTATGTTGGACCCTCAGAGCGCCTAGCACGACACGAGACACAGCACAAGCAAAATAAAAGTAAATAAAAGTAAAATAATGCTTGACAAGGTGAAACCCTATGCTATTATAAGTACATCAACTAACAACACGAGGCGAAACAAGATGACAACAGCAAACCTATACAACGCAGCAAAGTATCAACAAGTCGAAGGTAAAAAGATGATACTCGAGCTTTCTGATGGTCAAAAGTTCAACGTAAAAGGAACAAGGGAAGCCAACAAAATATGCAAAGAATTAAACGCAAAGCCTTGGAACTTCTGAGGCTTTGTGGTACACTGGCAACAACACAACGAAAACACAAGGAACAGCACAAGATGACAAACTACCAAGCAATGGCACAACGTATCAACCAAGCCAACACAGTGGAAGCATTGGTTAAAGTAGAAGCAAGCCTTGATCGTATCTTTGACAATGGCTTTTTCACAATCAGCGAATATTCAAAATTAGATTCAAAAATAGTTGACAAACAGATTGCATTAGAGTTTAATAGCTAACAACACAAACACAACACAAGGAAAACACAACATGAGTTTAGCAACCGACACAATCGTTTTATACATAGCCAACAATGAGGGCTACTACAACACTGCACAGGAGATCTTGCAGCGCTGTGGCGATTCATACGATGCCTGTATTGAACTCAAGGACATGGTTGATGAAATCATGTTCCCAGAAGAAGCAGGACAACCCCAGAGCATTGACCACTTCTTCAGACAGGACATGATTCTCGAGGCATTGTCTCAGGTCAACTGGCGTGAAGTTTACGAAAGACTAACAGAAGATTAGGAGGAAGCGTAACATGAGCGAGTCAGCAATTACATTGGGCAGAATACAAACAGAGTTTCAAGCACTGTACGACACAAAAGAGATGCTTCGGCGTCTTACAGTGAAAGACAGAACACAAGAACTGCTCAGGATGTGCAACCGTGACAGTGTGTCTTTCAAAGGTTTTGAATACTTGGAACGTAAACTTATAACAGAGGTGACAGCATGACAAAGGCTAAACTCTACAGAACAGTAGCACTCGACGCCCTATTGTCTTTCATAGGCTCCTGTGCTATCTTCGGAACCATCATCCTAATCGAGGCACTATACTATGCGAGCTAAAGTAAGCAAAACCGCGAAACACAACGGCAGACCTGCGGGTTTTATTGTAAAAGTTAAAGGTTTAAAGTTTCCGAGAGAACGTCAAGGCTGGTACTTTCCAAAAGACTGTAAACCGGAAACAGCGTTGAAAATGGCTTTGAACGACTATGAAAACTACTTAAAAGATAGAGGCAGCGAATGAAACTACAGCTATACACGATCTGGTCTAGTGTACCTAAAGCAGACTGGTTGCCTAGCGATGGTCTCAGTTGGGCTAATAAAGGCACCTATCGCGCACCTAGCGCCTACTCTGCCATCGAACAGGCAGCAGCAAATGGCTACTTTGTCAAAACAGGTGACAAGATCACACCCAGAGACGCAAAAGAAATCATCATAAAACTACAGGAGGCGACACAATGAACAAACACAGACTCACACGGGTTGAGGTCCTAGATCTATTCATGCTACTACTTGAGTTTCGGGAGACTGAACCGGGCCTATCTAAAGACGACGTTAGGTCCCTAGTCACTGCACTGGACGTCCTAAACACAGCACAACGTGAGCGAATGTTAGCAGAGGAGGACCGCATAGGTTGAAGATCAAAGTAGAAGGTAGGCAGTTTACAGAGGCACAGCACCGGGAGGCCGTAGCATTTCTACAGAAGATCTTGCTAGACCTAGGCCGCCATGCTGTGGTAACATTGGGCAATGCTAGTGTGCTTTTAGATGACCACAGGCAACTGGCACAATTGATAAACGAAAGGAGAAAGTAGCAGTGAACCTATTTTATACCCATGAAGACCCATGGACAGCAGCGAGGGACCTAGCAGACTCGCATACCGTTAAAATGCCTCTCGAGCAATCTCAGATGATGTCAGCGACGCACAGGCTGCTAGAGACGCCACAAGCGTCTTTTGTGTACAAACTAACCCACGCTAACCACCCAAGCACAAAGTGGCTCAGATCGTCTCAGGCTGCCTACAAATGGGGTCTTGAGTACCTAGAGGCATTGTTTGCGGAGTACACCTACAGATACGGCAAGATTCACAAGACACAACGCGAGAAGATGCAGTACCTCAAAGTTGTACCAACAGCGCTGCCTGATTTACCCTTTCAGCCGCCACCGCAGTGCATCTATGACGAGTGCAAGACTGACAACACAGTACAGGCCTACCGTAATTATTACAAAGTGAGAAGGAGTGAGATAAAAATGAACTGGACCAAAAGGAGTGCACCAGCATGGCTTTAAAAAGCGACACAGTAACAATTGATTTAGACGCAGACTTTATTCTTCAAGCGTACACAAGGGACTATGTTTGTATAGACGGTGTGCATAAAGTTTCTGATGATAAAAGGATTCTTGGCTGTTTCACTACTTTCAGGGACTATGATGACCCAGAAGAACACCTCAGAGAGATGCTAAACCTCAGAGATTCTCTTCTTGCAGCGTATGCGTATTACCCTGACGGAGACGTGACTGTGGAGCTAACTATAAAAGACGAACTGGTGAACGGATGAACATATTCAAGAGGCTTTACAGAGCCATACACAGCATCTTTGTAGACATTGCAGAAGGTAATGTAACCGAAGACGACTTTGATCTCATCTTCTGGACTGCCATGGTGGTCTGGTGTATCTTCATCGTCGTTATGTTTTCAACCTTTGACCCACCATTACAACCAATAGGAGTTATGTAGCATGAAAGTAGATCTATTAGACATCATGGGGTCAGACCTGACTGTCGTCAATGCTGCCAGAGTGTCCTTCGCTGCTGAGTCAGACGAGTTTGGCAGCAGAGACAAGAAGCTGATCAGGTACCTAGCAAAGCACAACCACTGGACACCTTTTGGGCACGTACAGGTTCAATTCAGGGTCAAAGCACCTGTGTTTGTCGCTAGGCAACTAGTGAAGCATCAAGTGGGTCTAGTGTGGAATGAAATCTCAAGACGATACGTAGACATCATCCCAGAGTTTCATCAGCCTGACTCATGGCGAAAGAAAGCTGACAACAAGAAACAAGGGTCCTCTGAGGAGTCATTTGAAGGCCGTGAGGCACAGCGTTGGGACACCCTTTACTCTGACCTTGTGGAGAACTCAAAGGCCCTCTACGGCAACATGATAGCTGCTGGAGTGGCACCAGAGCAGGCACGTATGGTTTTACCACAGTCGATGATGACTGAGTGGTACTGGACTGGCTCTTTGGCAGCCTTTGCACGAGTGGTTCAACAAAGGATTTCCAGTGATGCACAGTACGAGTGCCAGATAATTGCACAGAAGATAGATCAAGCTCTTGCAGTAGCAGAAGAAGTAAGCTATTCTTGGGCATGTCTAACTGAAAGGGAGTGATACACATGTTGAACAAGGAAAACTTAGACATCACTAGTCATGACGAAGGTTGCGTGACAAAGGAAGCAGTAGAACACATGGCTGACAATCTGGCACTAGACGAGATGCACAATCTGCACTTCGGTGACATCCAGTTTGTACTCAAGGACCTACTGCGTGACAAGTACAGGCGTATGGTGCCTACTCAGTTGCTACAGTTGCACAGAGACAGGTTCTACTACGTCTACTCAGGCGAAATGACACGAGAATACAAGGAGAAGTAACATGAGATGTAAAGCCTGTAATAAAATTTTGGAAGACTCAGAGTTGACACGTAAGGACGCCAGAGGTGACTTCTACGATCTTTGTGGAGTCTGTCTCAAGAGCATACATGCGTGTGAGATGGAGGACGATAATTTTTTTGAAGAAATCAGAGGAACCCTCTTGACACCAGAGACAGATTATGATACCCTCTACTAAAGTAGTACTTAGGTTACAACTTAAGTAATTAACTAAAGAAGTAAACAGTAGTAGTTACTACTGTAGTTACTACAGGAGTACTTCAGTAGTACTTCTGTAGTAAAAAAAAGATAGACGGCAGTCTATACAGACCACTGCTCCTGTTTGCTTCATTAAGGGAAACAACCTAGTTCAATAAAGTTTAGTGAGGAGGTGACACGGCATCCAAAACTGTGGTATACTATTAGTATGGCCAGTGAGAATCATTGGTCAAAACAAAAGCAAACAACGGAGATTATTCCTATGGCAGCAGCAGCTACTACTATCGAAGGCATTGTAAACTTCAGCAACCTGACTCAGCACGACGTGTACAACGGTCAGGACACCGGAGCATTCTCAATGACCATCACTCTGTCCGAAGACGACGCTTCAACACTGGCAGCACAAGGTGTGAAGATCAAGGACTACCAAGGCAACAAACAGCGCAAGTTCAAGTCAAAGTACGACATCAAACGATTCGATGCTGAAGGTAACCAGTACAACGGAGAAGTACCTTACAATTCTAAGGTGCGCCTGAAGTTCAAGCTGGGTCAGCCTCATCCTGTACACGGTGTTGCGACTTACCTCGAAGCTGTGAAGGTCTTGGAGGAAGCAGAGATGACCGAAGGTGACGCTTCGGACTTCTAAAGATGGCTAAATTCATTAGACATGAGGGTTGTCCGAAGTGTGGTTCTTCGGACTCCCTAGCTATCTATGACGACGACGGCGCACATTGTTTCAGCGCTGGTTGTAACTACCACTACAATGGCCTTACAGGTATGACTACACAAGCAACAAAAGTAACAACTGCGAAACCTCTGAACATGTTTGGAGTCGTAGCAGCAATACCACACAGACGTCTGTCACAGGACACTTGTGGTAGGTTTGGTGTGACTGTGGAGTACTCGACTACAGGCGACATCGTGAGGCACTACTACCCGTACTACAACCTAGATACAGGTGAAGTAGCCTCAGCAAAAGTACGTGAGGTGAAGACCAAGAACTTCCACACTAGCGGTGACGTAACCGGAGTTGGGTTCTTTGGTCAACACCAATGTAAAACAAACAAGTACATCACCATCACTGAAGGTGAGTTGGACGCCTTGGCAGTGTACGAGATGTCAGGCAGACAGTGGGACGTGGTTTCACTTCGGTCCGGTGCTTCCAATGCGGCAAAGGAAGTCAAGGAACAACTGGAGTGGCTTGAGTCCTACGAGAATGTCGTCGTGTGTTTTGACAACGACAAAGCAGGTGACTCTGCAGTAGATCAAGTCAAGGACCTCTTTAGCCCCAACAAGCTCAAGATCGTCAAGCTACCACTCAAGGACGCTGGCGACATGCTCATGGCTAACAGAGTCAAGGACTTTACGCAAGCATGGTGGAACGCAAAGACCTACAGACCCGACGGTATCGTCGCTGGTACGGACACATGGGAAAATCTAGTTGAAAAACGTAATGTCAAGTCGATCCCTTACCCATGGGACGGCCTGAATCACATCACTAGAGGCCACCGTCCTTACGAACTCGTGACCATCACCAGTGGCAGTGGCATGGGTAAGTCTCAATTCATACGTGAGATCGAGTACGACTTACTCAAGCGTTGCGAAGGTAACATTGGTGTCCTAGCGTTGGAAGAGGACTTGTCACGGACGACACTGGGCATCATGTCAGTAGCCGCCAACAGACCTCTACATCTGGAAGAGGACACACCCGTGGAGGACCTCAGACCCTTCTGGGAATCAACCATGGGTACAGGGCGGTACTACTTGTTTGACCACTGGGGTTCTACTTCTGCTGACAACCTTCTGGGACGTGTGCGGTACATGGCTAAGGCTCTGGACTGCCGGTTTGTGATCTTGGACCACCTGAGTATCGTTGTTTCTTCTCAGGAGTCCGGTGACGAACGTAAGGCAATCGACGAGATCATGACTAAACTCAGGACACTCGTGGCAGAGACAGGCATCTGCTTGTTCCTCGTGTCACACCTACGACGTTCACAGGGCAAAGCACACGAAGACGGTGCCCAGATCAGTCTAGGTGAACTCAGAGGGTCACAGGCGATTGCACAACTGTCCGACATAGTAATAGGTATGGAGCGAGATCAGCAACATGAGAACGAAGACATCAGGAACACAACAACAGTACGTGTCCTCAAGAATCGTTACACTGGCGAAACTGGCCCTGCTTGCTACCTTTCTTACGACAGGTCTACCGGTAGGCTGAGTGAAGTACCTAATCCTCACGTTGGAGACGACTTTTGATTTATCTTGATCTTGAGGCCAATGGTTTGAGTCCTGACACCATTTGGTGCGTTGTAACCAAGGAAGACGACGTAACACTGGTACATGTGGACCCAGGGAGCCTGTCAGAGGCCCTCAGAGGCTCACAGAGCGTCGTTGGGCACAACCTAATAGGATACGACATCCCTGTCCTAGAGCGTCTCTGGGGCGTCTCAGTGGCTTCTGAGAGGGTCATCGATACACTGGTTTTGTCACGTTTGTGTGAGCCTAGCAAGTCAGGAGGACACTCACTGAGGAACTGGGGTAATGAATTAGGGTTTCCAAAGGGTGACCACAGTGATTGGTCTCAGTTGTCACAAGAGATGATTGACTACTGTATCAGAGACGTAGAAGTAACGGAAGCAGTACACCAGAAGTTGATGGAGGAGATGACCTGCTTCTCACCTGCAAGCATTGAGCTAGAGCATAAAGTGCAAGTAGCAGTGCAGCAGCAAGAGAAAAACGGTTGGGTGCTGGATCAGTCTTTGGCTAGAGACTTGTGTTCCACATTCAAGGAGAAGATGAATGACATTGAGGAAGAGTTGCAGAAGAAGTTTCCACCTATCATCCACGAAAGATGGTCAGAGAAGACTGGGAAGCGACTCAAGGACAAGGTTGAGGTCTTCAATGTAGGGTCTAGGCAGCAGATTGCGAAGAGGCTATCGAGCCTTGGGGTTCGCTTCGACAAACTCACGGAGAAGGGCAACCCAATAGTTGATGAAGCAGTCCTAGACACCATTGATCTACCGGAAGCAAAAGTTGTGAGTGAGTACTTGATGCTACAAAAAAGATACGCACAGGTAAACTCATGGCTGGAGCATGTCAAGGAAGACGGTAGAGTCCATGGCAGGGTCATCAGCAACGGAGCAGTCACAGGACGCATGACACACCAGTCACCCAACATGGCCCAAGTACCCGCAAGTCACAGCCCGTACGGACACGAGTGTCGTTCCTGCTGGACTGTGCCTGAAGGTAAGAAGCTAGTGGGTTTCGACGCCAGTGGTCTTGAGTTGCGTATGCTGGCACACTACATGAAGGACGAGGACTACACCAATGAAATTATCAACGGCGACATCCACACTGCTAACCAACGACTTGCTGGACTTGAATCAAGAAATCAGGCTAAGACTTTCATCTATGCACTCTTATACGGAGCCGGAGATGAGAAGCTTGGATCTGTGGCTGGTGGAGGTAGAAACGCTGGCAAAAAACTTAGAGAATCTTTCCTCCGTAATCTGCCATCATTCGCAACTCTTAAGGAAAGAGTTTCAAATGCGTCAGCAAGAGGATATCTCACAGGACTCGACGGAAGGAGACTCCTAGTCAGATCAGAACACTCAGCGTTGAACACGTTGTTGCAAGCAGCAGGAGCTATCGTAATGAAGAAAGCTCTGGTGATCTTGGACGACTACGCAAAGCTATGGAATCTGGACTACAAGATCATAGGGAACATACATGACGAAGTGCAGACAGAAGTAGCAGAGAAAGACGCAGAGAAGTTTGGCTGGTTAGCAGTGGAATGTCTCAAGGCTGCAGGTATTGAGTTTAACTTGAGGTGTCCTCTGGACGGTGAGTACAAAGTTGGAACAACGTGGGCTGAGACACACTAAGGAGCAGGATATGTTGCAACAGATTCAAGAAACAATGCGACAAGAAGATATGTTTGAAACTAAACAATGTTCTCACTGTGGTGAGCATAAGTTGCTGAATGAGTATCACAAGAACAAAAGAAGTAGTGACGGACTGGCTCTTTACTGTAAAACTTGCAAAAGTAAGAGCAATAAACTAACCAACCCCAGAAATAACCCTAGAAACAACCCTAACAGGATGTGGGTTAACAGCAAGTACGTACCTCAGACACATCCTTTGCATAAGCCCGGACGGTACAAGAACTTTGAACAAGCAGCCTTCAGCAGCCTAGAGAAGTACGAAAGCAGTGTCGAGGGTCAGGTGTACGTCATCACTAACCCTAACTTCCCTGACTGGGTGAAAGTAGGAATGGCTATAGACGCTGAGGACCGCTTAAACGGCTACCAAACTTCTTCACCTTTTAGAGATTATGTGTTACAATATAGGTATGATGTCAATGATCGTCGAAAGGCAGAATCACAGGCACACACGGAGCTACAGAAGTCCTACGAACGTAAAGGCGAGTGGTTCAAATGCACACCGGAGGAGGCCAGAGTTGTCGTCTCTAGTACAGCGGAAGAGTACAAATGAAAAACACGTACAACCTTGTGAGCGACATCTACAAACTTGTGGAGTCCAAAGAAGTAGCAGAAGGAGTGGACATTGAAGCATGTATAGACCAGTTCGGTGAAGCCGTGAAGGTACTCATGCGACAAGAGTTCACACAGAAGAGGGACGACTCACGTAAGCTACGTATGTCCAACATAGGACGTGAGGATCGATTCCTGTGGAACGTGTACAACGATGTGGACAAAGGTGAAGACATACAGCCACACACGTACGTCAAGTTCCTCTACGGACACATCATTGAAGAGATGCTACTGTTCCTCACAAGAGCTGCAGGTCACGAGGTGACAGACGAGCAGAAGAAGTGTGAGGTCAACGGTATCAAAGGGTCCATGGACTGCAGGATTGACGGAGTTGTGACTGACGTGAAGTCTACGTCCACCTTCGGCTTCAAGAAGTTCAAAGAAGGCACACTGGCTTATGACGATCCTTTCGGGTACGTGGCGCAGATCAAAGGATACGCGCACTCCGAAGGCGAAACTAAGTTTGGTTGGCTGGCAATGGACAAACAAAATGGACACCTGACGTACCTGCTGTACGATACAGAGGACACTCAGGCTCCTATCCATGACCTGATTTCTTACGACATTAGGGACAGGATTGAACACATAAAAAAGATGGTAGAGCAGGAGGAGCCACCAGAGGTATGCTACGAACCTATCGCAGATGGAAAGAGTGGCAACCAGAAACTCGCCGTAGGATGCTCCTACTGCTCTTACAAAAAGGAATGTTGGCCTTCGGTCAGAGGGTTCGCATATTCATCAGGTCCACGTTATTTAGTAGAGGTACACAATGAGCCGAAGGTCCAAGAAATCGAAGTTTCGTAGTGTTTTTGAGGAACACACAGCGGAAGTACTGAAGGGTTTTGAGTACGAACCGTTTACGATTCCTTACACAATACACAGAAACTATAGACCTGACTTCGTACACATCGCTAGTAATACACTAGTCGAATGTAAGGGTTTCTTCAGAGAAGGAGACACCAAGAAGTACAAGAGTGTCAGGGACAGTTTGGAAGAGGGTCAGACACTAGTGTTTGTACTCATGAACCCAAACAAGAAGATAAGGAAAGGAGCTACGATGACGATGGCCCAATGGTGCGACAAGGAAGGACTTGCGTGGTACACATTAGACACAGTAGAGGAGTTGATGGAAGATGTCTCTGACTATGGAAGAAATTAAGGAACGACTACTACGAGCTTACGATCCTGACGACTTTCTGGAAAGTTTAGAAATAACTTCGGAGGAACTGCTGGACAGGTTTGAAGACAAGTTAATCAATAGACTAGAGAAGTTTGCAGAGGAGTTAGAAGGTGAAGAGGAGAACGAAGATGAGTATTGACCTAGCGACACCTGAAGAGTGGAACAAGGTCAAAGCTTCTGACCCTGTGGAGCAGCCTCCGCATTACAATCAAGGTGGTATCGAGGCTATCGAAGCAATCAAAGCAAGTATGCCTAGAGAAGACTTCCACGGCTACCTCAAAGGTAACGCCATGAAGTACCTGTGGCGCTTTCACTACAAAGGCAAACCCGTAGAGGACCTTCGTAAGTGTAGGTGGTACGTAGACAGACTAATCAAGGAACTCATCTAATGAAAGTAATCGAAGGAAACTTTAATGGCAAAGACGAGAAGATACCTGTACCTAAAGTATTTGACGCAATTATGTCGGTGGAGAAACTAGAGGAATACAAAGACGCCTTTTGCATAATCAAGTCGGAGGAGTTTGTAGTAGTCTCGACAAACATTGACCCACTAGAGCTTTACTTTGTGTTGGACCAACTTAAGATGTCACTATTAACTGGAGGAGAATACGAACTATAATGGACGCATATCAAGAATACATACACAAGAGTCGCTACGCACGTTACTTACCAGAGGAGCAGCGCAGGGAAACATGGAAGGAAACTGTGGACCGCTACCTGAACTTCTGGACTAGCAGCGAGAAGTTGTCAGCAAAGGAAGCCAAGAGCCTCTACGACGGTATCTACAATCTGGACGTAATGCCCAGCATGAGGGCACTCATGACCGCAGGAGAAGCTCTGGACAGGGACAATGTAGCTGGGTTTAACTGCTCCTATCTGCCTATAGACCATCCTAAAGCCTTTGACGAGATGATGTACGTCCTCATGTGTGGCACTGGAGTTGGCTTCAGCGTGGAACGACAGTACATCAGTAAACTACCGGAGGTTGCAGAGAAATTTCATGACACAGATACAGTTATACACGTCGCTGATAGCAAAATTGGATGGGCTAAAGCGTACCGGGAACTTATCGCAATGTTGTTTAGTGGTCAAGTACCCAAGTGGGACGTTTCTGGAGTTAGACCTGCAGGGTCAGCCCTTAAGACCTTCGGAGGTAGAGCGTCTGGTCCAGAACCTCTTGTTGACCTCTTTAGCTTCACCGTTGACGTCTTTCAAAACTCTGCTGGACGAAAGCTTAGTTCCATCGAGTGTCATGATCTCTGCTGTAAGATTGCACAGATCGTTGTCGTCGGAGGAGTCAGACGTAGCGCCCTCATCAGTCTCAGTAATCTTACCGACGACAGAATAAGGCGAGCTAAGTCAGGGCAGTGGTGGGTAGATAATCCTCAGCGTGGCTTGGCTAACAACTCAGCTTGCTACACAGAGAAGCCTGACTTTGAAGCCTTTTTAAACGAGTGGAAGTCTTTGTACGAGTCACGGTCAGGTGAAAGAGGTGTCTTCAGTCGTGTCGCAAGTCAGCGTCAGGCAGAGAAGAATGGACGTAGAGACGCCAGCTTTGACTTTGGTACTAACCCATGCTCAGAGATTATCCTACGTCCCTACCAGTTCTGTAACCTGTCTGAAGTAGTAGTCAGAGCAGAGGACACACTGGACACGCTACGTACGAAGGTAAGGTCTGCAGCCATCCTAGGGACGCTACAGGCGACTCTGACTGACTTCAGGTACTTGCGTAAGATCTGGAAGGACAACACTGAAGAGGAAGCACTTCTGGGTGTGTCACTGACAGGTATCATGGATCATCCAGTTATGTCAGGGAGGAAGAGTCGTGCAGAACTACAGGAGTGGCTCACGGAGCTTAAGAAGGAAGCTATTAAGACTAATCGTACATGGGCTGTACGCCTTGGCATCAATGTTAGCACTGCCATTACTGCTGTTAAGCCTTCCGGTACTGTGTCTCAGTTGGTGGATAGCGCGTCAGGCATACACCCTAGATACGCGGAGCAGTACGTACGACGAGTAAGAGCAGACGCACGAGATCCCTTGTGTGCTGTCTTAGAGGCTGCTGGAGTGCCTGTGGAGATAGACGTGACTTCTCCTACTACTAAGGTCTTCTCGTTCCCTATAAAGTCTCCTAAGAAGGCTGTAGTAGCGACTGACATGGGTGCTATGGAGCAGCTTGAGTTGTGGGAGTTGTATCAGGACTACTGGTGTGAACACAAGCCTTCCATGACTTGCTACTACAGAGACGACGAGTTCCTAGAGGTAGGCCAGTGGTTGTATAACAAGTTCGACAAGGTTAGTGGCATCAGCTTCCTACCTTACTCAGAACACACGTACCAGCAAGCACCCTATGAGCCTGTGGATCTGGAGACGTACCAGAAGCTAGTCAAGGAGTTTCCTAAGACTATCGAGTGGGACATCGTTGAGGAAACAGACATGACCGAAGGGTCACAACAGTTGGCCTGTGTTGGCAACAGTTGCGAGATCTAGAGTGAAACTGAAGGGGCCTTAAGTGGCCCCTTTTTTTAGTTCCTACCTGCGTTGTAAGCTCTTTCTAGTTCCTTGAACAACTTAGGGTCTTCTGCCTCCAGCCTATCTAAACGCTTATTTGCTTTTAGATTTCTGTATAACGCAGCTTTACCTGAAGTTGGCATCTTTCTGACCATTTCTTTACGTTCTTCAGAAAACATAAGTTCTTTAGGTGTTACTGCTTGACCCGCAAGACTTGCTTGTAGACCTGTAGTCTGGGCAGTAGGAGCTATACCTCTGGTTTCCAAAGATTCTCCAAGTCCTTCAGTAAACTCCCTAAGACGCTGCTGCTCCCCTGTCTGCCTCGCCAAGATTCTTTGAGTTGCTTCTTGAGACAGTATCTTGGCCCCTCCAAAACCAAGAGCAAGAGTTGATCCTATTTGAGAAGGTATTGAAGGAGCCGCTATAGTAACACCTTGTCCAATAATAGCAGTGTTAAACAAGTTTTCAAAGACACTTCCTTGGAAGTTACTAGGCATTAACGTTTTTAAAGAGTCCATCTCGTTTTTTGCCTTTGCTGCTGCTTCATCTAAGTCGGCTAATTGCAAAGCGTACTTCTCTTTTGTTTCCGCTATTCTAATTCTAAGAAGCTCTTTACCTTGTTCAGAAGCTTTAGCTACTGCTTTTTCTCTGTTTAGAGCTGCTATTTCTTCTGCTTCTTTGGCTTTTAGTTTGTCTCTTGTTATTTGAAACTGTCTCCTTAAAAGAGCCTTGTCTTTAGTAGCCTCCTGTGCGATCCTTCTAGCTTCTGAGTCAGCTAAGTCAAGTATATTCTGTTTGTTTCTTTCAGTAACAGCAGCAAGTTCTTGTGCTTCTTGTTGTAGTCTTCCTGCTCCTCGTGCTGCGAAACGTGGACTAAAACTTCTTAAAGCGTCTAAGTAGTCTTTGCCAGTAAAGGCCCCTGCTCTAGCGTCTCCTCCTGATGCTTTTACAGTAGCTTCGTCTACAGTACTTCTAACTCCCCAAGCTGCCCTGTCAGCAGCGAATGTTTTTCTTTCTGCTGCGTTTAGGCCAGACTCAAGTAAGTCGTGGAAGTGTCCTTGAACCTCCGAAGAAAACCTACGAGTAGAGACACTACCGTCACTCAGGCCGTTAATAGCCCTTCCAATGGTGCTTCTTAATTGTAAAAGGTCTTCTCCTTTAATAACACCGTCAGGAGCTTTACGGCCTATTTCATCAACTACGTACTGCTTAACAGCATTAATGATACCGCCTTTCTCAGCACCCACTAAAACCAAGTCGGAGTAGTCGTCAGAAATGCTGTCGATAAACGAAGCTACTTCATCTTTGTTAATATTATAGGTTTTACCGTCTGCCACCTTAAAACCGTACTTTTTCCAAAGATCGTCCAAAGCTACGTTGGCGTCTTGAGGATCTAAAGCGCCTAAAGCGTTTATTTCGTCTGGTGTGGCCCCTGAAGGAGCAGCTTCTCTTAGAGCTTGTCCACGAAAACCTGCATTAGCAGCATTTACAGACGCATCAGCTTCTTTCACAGCCAGAGCTTTTGCAGCCCCAGCGTTGTTTTTTGCTTCTTCTAAAAGGGCTAATTGGTCTTCGTATTCTATTTTATCAGCACCTCGTGACTGAGCAGCTAATCTTTTAAGTTTTACTATCTGGTCGTCAATACGGAGGCCTGTTTCTTCTATAGCTTCTACAGTGTTTCTTTTAATAGCCGCAGAAGCATCTTCTACTTTCTTCTTAGATTCTTCTTTAACTATCTGTACTGCTTTCCTAGCAGCAGCAGCAGGAGCAGCTCTGCCAGCAGCTTGACGTGCCTGTTGTTCAGACAGAGTACGTCCTCCGTAAGCCTTAGCTACGACAGACCTATAAACTTGTGCTAACCCATGCTCAGTAAACATAAGGTTAGTAAAGTCAGCGCCTTCTCCTAACTGCTGTGCCATCTTGGGTTCAGTAGCAAAGTCATAAGTTTTCTTAAGACCAGCAAAAGCAAACGGAACTGCTGCAGAAATACCAGCAGTAAAAGTAGCGTTCTTAGCTTTATCTTCCCAAGTTTCTCCTTCAGCACCAATGATTGCCCCTTCTACAGCCCCTACACCTGCAGTAGCACCTAGAATACCCATAGGACTTGCTTTAGACAGTGTTTGGGCTATCTTTCCAGTAGGGTCTACGCCTTTATAAAAACGTCCAGTAGTGGCTGCTTGCTGTCTTCCTAACTGAGCAGCTAAAGCTGCAGCGTCGTCTCCTCCGGTTCTAGCAAAAGCCCCGCCCAAAGTTGCGCCTACTTCGTCTGCTGCTTTCCCAGCTTGTACTCCGGGCCTTAGTCTAGCCGCTTGTCCTAATACTCCTCCTGCAGCTAAAGTCACAGGAGACAGTACAGAACCAGCTACGTTGGCTATTCCAGCAGCCCACGGACTTTCCTCAGCAAAACGAGCAGACTCAGCCTCAAGACTCATTTGCATTTCGTCTGCAATTTGAGGAATAGACTTGTCTCGTAACTCAGGGTTTAAAGCATAGACAGCAATAGCAGCCATGTAGCTTCCAGCTTCATCTGCTTTGTTTAACCAGAGTCCGTCAATAAAAGCTCTAGCAGTCATTAGCAGATCGTCTGCAGTGAGTCCTTCTTCAGACTCTACTTTTTCAGAAAAAGCCTGAAGATGTTCAGCTACATACTGCTCCTGTTTTTGTTCTGGAGTAGAAGCAGCAACGGCAAAAGGACTAGAATAGCCTACTCCTGATGCAACAGAAGCAAAGGGGTTATTAGGGTCTAGGTCTTGCCCTGTAAAAATGCTTTTAGCCATGATTCCCTCTTATCTGTAGAAACTTGGTACAAAACCGAAAGCTTGCTTAAACTGCTGGACCATCGTAGTTTGGGCCTGTACCGGATCAACTCCCCTACTAACTTCTTCTTGAATTTTTTGTTCAAGCATTGATAAACCAGTACTATATGCTTGTTGTCTTTCCAAGAAACCAACAAAAGTTGCGTCTTGTCCTTTAGTCATTTGATTTTCTAAAAACTGTTCAGCAAGAATTCCTTTATCTTGAGCAATAGCTAAAAATCTAGCTTCAATTTGTAAATATTCAAGTATTTCCTGACTAGACGCATTTCCTGTCGGAAACCCTTGGCTAAAAATAGCTATGTCCCTATCAGAAGCAACACCGGGAGGTAAATCACCAACTATTTTAGAGTTTATTTGTCTCAAAGCAGCTGTCTTATTAACTTCCTCTGCGTCCCTTAAACCAAGAGTGTCCAAGATAGCTGTACGTGCCACACTTATAAGACCCGTAGCTTTGTCTGGCTCCGCTTGAATTTTCTGGATTAAGTCGTTAGTTCTAATTATGGACGTAGACGCTTTAGACGACTGCTCCATAATATTGCCCCACTGCTTACGAGCAGATTGAGCAATGTCTCCTTTAGTTACTTCGTCTTTAGGAGCAAACTCTTTAGGAGGAGTTAGGCCTACTGTTTCGTAGGTAAGTCCACCAGTAACGGGGTCTTGTATAGCAAATTTAGTTACTTTCTTCATTGAACCGTCTGGCTGTTTTTCCATTACCTCAACTTTTTGGGGAGCAGCTCTACTGCCAACAGCTTTAGGCTTAAACCTGTCTCTGAACCCTTGAAGCTGAGGTTCAACAGTTTCAACATCAGTTTGACCAGTTACAAGCCCTTGTAAAACACCTCTAACTTGTAGTTTATCTTCTTGAGATACTCTAGGATCTTGCATAAACCCTTGTAGCTGTGTTACTGCTGCCTTTCTTTTGGCCTCTTTTTGTCTTATGTCAGATCCTAAAGCTGTTGCTTTTTCCCTAAGAGCTAAAGCCGTTTTAAGGTCTCCTGCAGCCAGTGCTTGTTGCCCAGCAGTCATATAAGCTTCAGGAGTTTGAGCTTCTCCTGTAAATAAACCTTCAAGCGCCTTTTGCTGACCTTGTTTCTGCTCAAGATTAGTAGCAGCTTGCATAACTTGAGCGGCCTGTTGTGGATCTATAGTAGCCAACTGTTGCGACAAGATCTTCATACTGTTGAAGTCTCCAGAACCTTGTGCGCCTTGTATCTGCTGTAGTAGCTTATTAACCTCTTGCTTCTGTTGCTGCTCCCTACGTTGACTCCCAAGACCACCAATAGCCTGACCTAAGCCAAACATGCTTTCCTGATAAGCGGGTCTACCTAAGTTAGCCAAAAGTGATTGTGATAATCTAGCCATTATGTATTCTCCTTATTTAAACAAGCCGCCTAAAGCTGAACTAGCGAGTCCAGACCCTAAAGCTCCTACTAGGTTTGCTTGTCCTAGACCAGACTGCAACAACGCGTCTAAACCAGAAGTATAGGTTTCGCCATAAGCACCAGCTTGTTGCGCCATAGCTTGTCTCTGACGTTCTGCAGCAGTCATACCGGGTTGCAATGCGCCAAGTAATTGTGCCTGTGGTACGTAACCAGCGGCTAACATACCTGAACCTAGCTGTGCCTGTCGTTGCTGCTCTTGTCCTGCAAACTGCATAGCGTTTAACATCGCTTGGTTCTGAGCTTCCATCTGAGCTTTTTCAAACATAAACTCATCAGGTGTTTTTCCGTACATACTTGTTTGTGTCCCTAAACGTCCTTGTGCAGCTAGGCGTTGTTCCAAAGCAAGCCTTTGTCTTTCTTGTTCTGGAGTCATGGTTTTAAGCATACGTTGGTACACTTCCTGCTCACGTTGATCTACAGGAGTTGCTGCCTGTCCAAAGAACATACTTGCGTCTTTTAAAGCTTGTTCTTGTAAAGCCTGTTCTTCAGGAGAAGTAGCCAGTTGGTAAGTCATCTGACCCGTATCAGGGTCTTCAACCATACCAAACTGACCTCCAGTAGCAGAAGTCACGGTGTACGGTTGGAACTCCAGCATACCTGAAAGTTGTTCCGCAAGACCGCCTTCACCAGCTAGTTCGTCGTAAGCTTTAGTTCCTGTTTCTGCTAACTTGTCGTAGGCTTCTTTAGTTAAAAGACCTCCCGCAGCCCCAGTTAGTATGTCTAGTAAGTCAGCCATTAGTAGGTTCCTCCGCTAATCGTTCCCGTTGACAACGTACCCGTGAAAGTCAGGGCAGGTATCGTGACAGTCCCTGTGAACGTAGGTCCAGCAGTGTCTGCCTTTGTAGCTATTGCAGTTGCAATGTTGTCAAACTCAGTTTCAAACTCAGTTCCCTGAACAACCTTGTTAGGGTCACCTGCAGACAAAGTGTCCTTTGCAGCAAAGTCCGTTACTTTAGTATAATTACTCATATTGTTTTACCTACTAGTGCAAGTACATTGATTTCTTGTATTGACAGTTCGTTACCATTGATGCTTGTTTCCATGCCTATGCTCAAGGTTCCTCCACTGCCATTAGTGTTTACAGCGTCTTTAGACGTCAAGATACCGTCAGAATACTGACCTACGGTGTACTCGTCTATACCAAACTCTGCTTTTGCTTGGTCCTTCAACGTGATGATACTTGTGTTGTAGGAAGAACCAAAGTCATAGTCCCACTTTAGTAGAATGTCAAGTCCACTACCACCTACTACCGTCGGTCTAATCTTTTTGAGAAACTTAAGTTTAGAAGGATCGCCAAAGGACAACTCAGGGCTAAAGTACTTGAAGCTGTAGGGACTACCGTTGTCTTGGAAACCTGTGTACTGCCCTATTCCCTGTGCGCTTCCTATGAGTAAGTCTCCGTTGTCCTTGCGTTCATAACAAGTAAAACTAGTGCCGGGCCAGCGTGTAACTCTGTATGACCCGTTTTCCAAAGTTCCTCTAATGTCAAAACAATAACTCATGTTTTGGTTTGTAAAAGTTAGTAGGTAGAAGTTTGCTTCTGGGTAATACACAGACTTGTAAACTTCGTTTGCTTCATTGATTAACTGTATGATGTCCGTGGTAATCGTCCCGGACAAACTACTTATTGGCATGGATTTTTCTTGTATCGTTCTTCCGAAGCTTTTTAAGCCAGACTGAGAAAGAAAGATTACGTCTACACCAGTGTACTGTACCGTGTCTCTGCCTACGCAGCCAACACCGGAAATAGTGTCGGACAAAGCCATAGTAGCAGGAGCGTCAGCACCTGAGTAAACTACGATACTACGCTTGCCGAAGATAATCAATAGATTGTTATGTGCAGCCAGTGCAACAATCTCGTCAAAACCATCAGGCCATACTTTAGCTATGTCAATGGACCCAGAGGTTCCACCGGACCAGTCATGTCCTATCAAAAGGTCAGACCAATAAACAGTTGACTTGTCTGTAGCGAAGTCGGCAGTCCAGAGTCTACCGTAAGCCGCCAAGACTTCATTGCCGTACATCGTTGAAGCAACACCTGCTGCACTGTTGACAGAGCTTAGTGTCACTACGTTGCTGTTAGCGCCTCCGGGTGTCCCTGAAGCAGTCACGTTGTATATCAGAGGCTGATA